CTGTTTCTAACGAACCAGTTGTTGTATATAAATCTGGTACTTCTATTGTTTTGGCGTTGGCTGACCCTTCTGTGCCTGCTACTGTCGGCACGAAAATTTTGGTTGTTGGTTCAGAATCTGCTGGTCCACAGGGACCTACAGGTCCGACTGGTCCACAGGGTATTCAGGGTGTTACTGGACCAACTGGTGCTACTGGTCCGACTGGTGCTGTGGGTGCTACAGGTGCGACTGGTGCGACTGGTTCGCAGGGTGTAACTGGACCAACAGGACCTACTGGACCTACTGGTGCACAGGGTGTTACTGGACCTACGGGTGCGACTGGTCCGACTGGTGCTGATTCGTTTGTTACGGGACCTACAGGTCCACAGGGCGTTCAAGGAGTAACGGGTCCTACTGGACCTACAGGTCCGACAGGTGCAGATTCGTTTGTAACAGGTCCTACTGGTCCTACAGGACCGACTGGTGCTACTGGTGCTGATTCTTTTGTGACAGGACCTACTGGCCCGACAGGGGCTACTGGTGCTGCTGGATATATTGGTGCTGATGGGGCTACAGGTCCAACAGGTCCGACTGGTGCGACAGGTCCTACTGGTGCGACTGGTGCGACTGGACCGTCTGGTACGGATGGCATTATCGGTGTTGATGGGGCTACAGGACCTACAGGACCTACAGGACCTACAGGTCCCACAGGCGCAACAGGTGCAGCATCAACTGTTACTGGACCTACAGGTGCAGGGTTTACGTGGGAAGGAACTTATAGTCCTTCAACAACGTACCAACAAAACGATGTTGTGTATTTAAACGCTACGGGTCCTTCGGCTCCTGATGCTGGTGTGTGGTTGTTTACTTCACCTACTGCGGCATTTGGTTTGTATCCTGCAACTCAACCAGCCTATTGGTCAAGGTGGACACAGAACGGTGTTGATGGTGCGACTGGTCCGACTGGTCCTACTGGACCGTCTGCACCTGTACAGACAACAAGTAACCTGTTGATTTATACGATTATGAATATGGAGTTTTAATGGCTGCTGGTGATGTATTTCCGAAAATGTTGACTGTCCCTACACAGGTGGGTACTACGACTACGACGTTGTTTACGGTGCCTTCGGGTCATCAGTACACAATTAAGCAGATTGTGATTTGCAACACGGATGGTGTTGACAGGTTGATTACTTTGGCTCGTGGTACTGCTGCGACTGCTGCTAACTGCTTCACATATAATCTTCCTGTGGCTGGTTACGATACGGTTGTGTTGGATACTGGACTTGTGTTGGAGGCGGCTGAAACTGTTCAGGGTTTGTCGGATACGGCTTCTAAGGTGACTGTGACTATCACAGGTTGGGACCGTGAAATCTGATGGCTATTTCTTCTGCGCTTGGTGTTGCTGGTGCTGTACCTGTTGGTGTTGTAAATCCGTTTGCTGGTGCAACTGCACCTAGTGGCTGGTTGTTGTGTTTCGGGCAGGCTGTTTCTCGTACTCAGTATCCTGTTTTGTTTACAACTATCAGCACTACTTATGGTTCGGGTGATGGGTCTACTACTTTTAATGTTCCTGATATGCGTGGTCGTGCTGTTGCAGGTAAAGACGACATGGGTGGTACGGCTGCTTCACGTTTGACTAGCACTGTTCTTACTGCGAGTAACACGCTTGGTGCTACTGGTGGTACACAAACACATACTTTGACTGTTGCAGAATCTGGTGTTCCTGCACACTCCCATCCAATTACAAATATAAAATTTACTGCAAACACTAGCCATACACACTCGGCTCAGGCAGGATTTTTGGCAGAAGCAGCAAACCCGTCTGGGGGTAGTGCAAGTGCAGCACAAACAGCCGACAGCACCAATGCAAATGCTTCAGTTGCCCACCTCAACACCCAGCCAACTATTGTTTTGAACTACATCATTAAGGCACAATAGTTATGGGTATCACACAACACTCGCAAGTCACCTCACTCGGAGACATCTGTGCCGTATACAGAATCACCATAGGCGAACGCTTCTACATTGGCTCAACTATCAACCTACGCAAACGAATCAATGACCACTTCGCTGAACTGAAAATACAAAAACACGCCAACAAGTTCATGCAAAGAGCATGGGATAAAAACAAAGAATTCAATGTTGAAGTTTTGCAACTATGTGACCAAGAAGAACTTTTGCAAATGGAACAAAAATATATTGATACCGTCTTCGGTGCAGATGATTGCATGAATATGCAGCCTGTTGCCAGATTGCAAAGCGGATGGAAAATCCATCGGGACATTCTTGCTGCCCGAACACCACGGACTTTCTCGGTTGAAGAACGACAGGCTCGCAGTGAACGGGCTAAGGGTCGTGTCATGGGTAGACCAAGCCAAGAACGCATTGAACGCCAAAGGGTTTCAATTGGTCGGCTTACTTGGGATGATGTCGCAGAGATACGCCGTTTGTGGGAGAATCGTGAGATGTCTCAATATGCGATAGCAGAAAAGTTCGGGATGTCACAGTCTCATATTTCTAAAATATGTTCTGGCGTTAATTGGGTAAGGAGTTAGTTTTGGGGTTAACACAACAAATCGGTGCGTCATCACTAATCAAACCAGGCGTTATAGACAACACAGCGGCACGGCCTGCATCACCGTATGAGGGGCAAGTTATTTTTCAGAAGGACACGGACCAGTTGCTTGTGTGGAATGGTACGGCGTGGGTTATCCCGAACAGTCCTGCACAAAACCCAACAGGATTGGAATATGTTGCTGGAGCATCGTTTAGTGCTGTGACAGAAATTTTAATTGATTCAAAATTTACTTCTACTTACCGTAACTATCGGCTTGTTTTGGACTGCCAAAGTTCGGCTGGTGGAAACGTTTTTAGTTGGCAATTACGGTCTGGTAGTTCAACAATTTCAACTACAACATACCAATTCCAATTTTTGTCTGTAGACAGTACAACTGTGAGTTCTTCAAGAACTACTGGTGCAAGCAGCGTAAGAATTGGTGCGAATGATACGTCTGCGTATCACGCATTAACTTCAGACATTTTTTGTCCACAGGTGGCTGAACCAACTCGCATTATCAATACTTTTAATCGGAATAGTGGAAATAGCACAGAGTCAATTTGGGGAGCAAACACAAACTCAACATCGTATGACGGTATGAGAATTTCTGTACTTTCAGGAAACATGACTGGTTCATACACGCTTTATGGATATAGGAACTCGTAATGGCAATCTCAAATAATTCAACTGGTTTACGCCCAGGTGTATGCACGTCAACAACACGGCCTACAGCACCGTATGTCGGGCAACTAATTTTTGAGACAGACACATTCGTATTAAAATACTGGACTGGTTCAACATGGCAAGGTGCCGTATCGGCACCAGCAGGAACCATGGATTTATATGCAGGTTCAACAGCCCCAACAGGTTGGCTACTTGCATACGGTCAAGCAGTATCACGGACAACTTACGCAGATTTGTTTTCGGTTTTGTCCACCACATACGGCGCAGGTGACGGCTCAACAACTTTTAATGTTCCTGACATGCGTGGTCGTGTACCTGCTGGTCTTGACAACATGGGTGGGTCTGCGGCTTCAAGATTGACAGCAACAGTGTTGTCGGCTGCTAACACGCTTGGTGCTACTGGTGGTACACAAACACACACGATGACTACGGCTGAAATGCCAGTCCATACCCACACGCAAAATGCTCACGGTCACACAATCGTAAACCCTTCTACTGGCAACACAATTCTTTATATGGGTAACGGTGCAAGTGGTTTTGCTGACCAATGGGGTCAAGGTGGGCAAGGTGGTTTGAGTTCAGGGACACCAATCCAATCAACCACGGCGACAAACCAAAACGCTGGTAGTGGTTCGGCACACCTCAACACGCAACCAACTATTGTTTTGAACTACATCATTAAGTTCTAAAAACCAACAGAAGGGAACCAGATGAAGATAGCAATTTACACTATTGCTCTTAACGAAGAACAACACGTTCAACGCTGGGCAGACTCAACAAAAGACGCAGACTATCAACTCATCCTAGACACAGGCTCAACCGATGACACCTACGCCCTCGCCTACGGCGCAGGGATAGACATACACCAACAAACCTTCACACCCTGGCGATTTGACCACGCCCGAAACCACGCCCTATCACTACTACCCGAAGACATAGACATCTGCATCGCCCTAGATATGGATGAACAACTCCAACCAGGCTGGCGTGAAGCCCTAGAAACCATCAACCCAACAACAACCCGACCACGCTACAAATACGTCTGGTCTTGGAACCCTGATGGTAGCGAAGGACTCACATATGGTGGCGACAAAATCCACGCACGACACGGCTATCTATGGAAACATCCAGTACACGAAGTTCTCAAACCACAAACCACAGAAATCCAACAATGGATAAACGGATTAGAAATACATCATCATCCTGACCCCACCAAATCACGCTCCCAATACCTACCCCTGCTACAACTAGCAGTACAAGAAGACCCACGTGATGACAGAAACCAATTCTATTTAGCCCGTGAATATTACTTCAACGGCAGATACCCAGAAGCCCAATACCATTTCTCACGTCATTTAGAACTATCAACGTGGCTACCAGAACGGGCAGCCTCACATCGGTTTATAGCCAAAATGCGACCAGATGATGCCCATTACCACCTGTATCGTGCCGTTGCTGAGGACCCACGCAGACGAGAATCGTGGGTGGCACTAGCGCAACACCACTATGAAAAAGCAGATTGGCTTAGTTGCCGATACAACTGTGAAATGGCTTTGCGTATCACAGAGAAACCGTTGGACTATCTGTGTGAGGCTGAAGCCTGGGGTTGGTTGCCACACGATTTGTTGGCTATAGCCTGTCATCATCTGGGTGATTCGGACACAGCCTGGTTTCACGGGTCTGTAGCGTTGGAACTAAACCCAACAGATGTAAGGCTTCAAGCCAACCTCACACACTATAGGCTATGATGTGTGTGTCTCACGACACGAGGAGTCATATGTCTGCTAAAGGCAAAAAGAACTAAATGGCAACTGTTGCTCAAATCATCAACCGAACTCAACGCCAACTGTTATCTGGCGTGGTTGAAGAACGCAACAAAATAGCCTCTGCCGTCAACACAACAGCCACCACTGTCACCCTGACCTACGAAGTCGCAGGCATACGTCAAGGTTCCATCATTGAAATAGATGCAGAACAAATGTATGTCTGGTCTGTTCTTGAATCAACAAAGGTTGCCACAGTAGAACGAGCGTTCAACGGTACCGTCGCTGCCGCACATACCAACGGTTCAATCGTTACGGTCAACCCACGATTTCCTAGAGCGCAAGTCCTTGAAGCAATCAACGATGAACTGGCAGACCTTAGTTCCCCAATGAACGGCTTGTTCCAAGTCAAAATCCTAGACCTAAGTTACAACGGTTCAGACAGGCAAATCAACCTACCAAGCATCAGCGACGTTATTGACTTGATTGAAGTACGCAACCGTTACATATCTAGCGACTACCAACAAGTGAACCGTGTAAAACTGTTACGCAATATGCCAACAAAAGATTTCGGTTCAGGTATGGCATTACAGTTTGACCAGGGTGTAAGACAAGGCGACCTGCGTGTTACATACCGTGCGCCTTTTACTAAGTTCACAACAGAATCAGAAAATGTGCAGATGAACGGTGGATACCCTGAATCAGCAGAAGACATCCTTGTTGTGGGGGCGCAAATTCGTCTTATCGCACCACGAGAAATCAAACGCAACTTCACAGAATCACAGGGCGACACACGCAGAGCAGACGAAGTATCTGCTGGTGCAGTATCTAACAGCATCGTCAGTATGTTGCGTATGCGTCGTGACCGTATCACTGCTGAAGCAGCCAAACTTACTCGGCAATACCCAATTTTTCTACAGAAGGTATAAACCGTGGCTTCTCCCACGTTCACACTTCCCTTCGTTGGAACACCCTCGTTTTATAATGGCACAGCCCAAACAGAAGTTGTCCCTTCCGTTTATCCTGTCGCTATCAATGGTCGCCCGTACCTTATTGACACTAAATCAGGCAAGTATGTTAGGTCGCACGAACCACGAGTGCGTGATTCCACTGACGATTCAACTTCCCCTGGTGAAGCAGCAATCAACCCAGGTGGGCTTTGGCGTAGGGGTCAAGACTCTTGGCATTATGGTGCTGGACAACAATATTCTGATACGGCTGAAGCACAAGATTATAGGTTCTATAAATCTAAAGGTATAAACCCGTGGGTTAAAGGGCAGTTCAGTTTGCATCACGCAACTAAACGGTCTTTAGAATCAGCATCAACTAACTTGTTTATGTGTACTGTCAAAGCATCTAACGGCACAGAGTATGTGTATGTGGCAGATAACGCTACGTTGAAGTACAGTACGGACCCGTTTGCTGCTACCCCTACTTGGACTTCTGTAACTACAGGTTCACCAGGTACGGCTATTACAGGCTTGGAAACTAACGGAACAAATGTTTTTGTTGGGTATACAAGTAACGATATTTATTCCACTACTCCAGGGTCGGCATCTGTTGCTTTGTTTTATCCTGCGTCTGGTTCTTCAGGTAAAACATACACAGGTTTCGGCTATGCAAAAGGATGGGGTTTCGCATCCGTATTGCACAACCTGTATGTCATTGGTACTAAAACAGGTCAAGCCCATAAAGTGTTTTATCCAGACACAGGAACGGCTGAAGATACAACTCTTAGATGGGTTGGTGCGGCAGCAGGTCAAGGCGCAGTTTATCTTGGGGCATACAGTGGTACACATTCTTCCATCTACAAACTTGTTTTAAAAACAGACGCAACAGGTTTTGACTTGCCGATTGTCGCCTTAGAACTACCAGTAGGTGAAGTAGTTAGCAGTGTCTATGGCTATCTTGGTGGCATCCTTGTTGGTACTAACAAAGGTGTTCGTTACTGCACAGCCGATGCCAACAACAACCTGCTTGCTGGAGCATTGATTCCCACATCTGGCTCTGTAAACGATTTTATTGCTGAAGACAAATATGTTTGGTTCACTTGGACAAACTACGACGGAACATCAAGTGGCTTAGGTCGTCTTGACTTGTCTGTATATATCGCCCCTAACACCCCTGCTTTTGCTACCGACCTGATGTATACAAGCACGGCAGCAGTCAAATCAGTAACAACATTTGACGGTAAACGACTGTTCGCTATCTCTGGTGTTGGTGTTATCGCTGAAGATGTTGATGCTCTTGTAAGCACAGGAAACATTGAGTTCGGTATCTACCGTTGGGGTATTCCTGACCGTAAGTTCGTAGCAAAAATGGATGTCCGTACTGAACCTCTAAAGGGAACAGTTGAAGCGTTCCTACAAAACGACCAATCCGACTACGCCTCCCTCGGCACATTCAATTCAGCCGATAACATTGAATACACATACAATGGTTCAGATGTCAAAACTATTGAGGCAGGGTTCAAACTGGTTCTAACCCCTACCGACAACGTAAGTCCTGTTGTGACACGGTGGATGGCTAGAGCCTACGCCGCACCATTCCGTTCAGAGGTGTTTTCCATCCCTTGTTTGCTTCACCAAAAGATTCGCCCTCGTGACAGAGACATCTATATGGACCCTGAACAGGAACTTGACACCCTGAACAGTCTTATTCATAGCCCCAAAATTGTGACCTTACAGTTAGGTACCCGTTCTTATTCGGTCATTGTTGAGGATGTAGAGTGGGTTCCTGTTGACAGTACAGGGAACACCTGGTCTTGGGATGGTACGGCTACTGTTACAATGCGTTCTACGGAAAACTAGGAGTATCTAATGGCTTTACCAGTACGAAAAGGATATAAAGGCGCAGCAGCCAATGCTGTGTTGATTAACAACCCTACTGCATCGGAAGGTGACACAATCTTTGAGGTTGACACGGTTACTGGGTGGTCTACCACTTTCCCTTATTTCGTTGTTGTTGACCCTGGTACTTCTCGTGAGGAGAAGGTCAAGGTCACGGCTATTTCTTCAACACTTTTGACTGTGGTTAGAGCGCAGGATGATACGTCTGTTGCTGTTCATTCTGCTGGTGCTGCTATTTATCCTGTGTTCACGGCTGACGAGGCTGATGAGGCTAACTTGATTGCTTCGGCTATGACCACTAAGGGCGACTTGATTGCTACTGATGGTTCATCTGTAAACCGTTTGGGTGTTGGTACGAACACTCACGTTTTGCAGGCTGATTCTTCTTCTACTAATGGTTTCAAGTGGGGTCAGGTTGCTACTGCTGGTATTGCTGATGAGGCTGTGACGGCAGCCAAGATTGCTTCTGCTGTGGCTGGTTCTGGTTTGGCTGGTGGTGCAGGCACAGTGTTATCGGTGAATGTTGATGATTCAACTATTGAAATCAATAGTGATTCTTTGCGTCTTAAAGATGGTGGTGTGGTTACAGCAAAACTTGCTAATGATTCTGTTACTTCAGCCAAGATTGCAGCCCCTACTTTAACTGCGAAGACAGATAGTTTTGCTTTGGCTTTGGTGGATGAGAACTGCACTATGCAATGCAATAAGGCTACGTCTATGACAGTGACCGTTCCTACTTCTGGTGTGGCTTTTGCTAATGGTTCTGTTGTTACTCTTATGCAGTATGGTGCTGGACAGGTTACTGTGGCTGGCGATACAGGTGTAACGGTTCGTTCTTCTAATGGTTTGAAACTTCGTGCCCAGTATTCAATGGCGACGTTAGTTAAAATTTCCGATACCGAGTGGGTTCTTTCTGGCGACACGGTGGCGTAACTAATGCCTATTTGTGTTGGTCCTTCTGCTTCGGCAGTTCATATTGCTCCTACGCTGACGCTTAATTCATCTACGAATTACAATCAAAACAGTGGTGTGTTGAACGCTACGGTTACTACTACTGGTAACAGGGCTGTTACTTCTGTTGAGTTCCAATGGTCTACTTCTGCTTCGTTTGCGTCTGGTAATAGTGCTTGGACTGTTGCTTCTACGAATACAACTATTTCGCAGGGTGCTACTGGTACTGCCCGTGCCGTTACTGCTACAAGTCTTGGTAATAACACAACTTATTATGTGCGTTTTCGTACTACTAATTCTAGTGGGTTTGTGACTACTTCAAGTATTGGTGCGTCGTTTAAGACATATAAGTTAAATGCCGTTCCGTTTACTGGTTCTTCTACTTGGACTAACCCTGTTCCAAGTTCAGGCACTTCAGGTCTTGCCATTACGCAACTGTTGAATCTTGAAGCACGTGCAGGAGGCGGAGGTTCGGCAGCATTTTTTGGTGGGGCAAACGGTGGTGGTGCTGGCGCACGAAGTACAGCATCATCAGGGACTATCTCTGGCAATGTTGTAGTAACTGTCGGTGCAGGTGGCGCACTGTTTGCTGGGGATGGTGGCGCAACATCTATTGGTTCTGTTCTCTCGGTTAATGGAGGAATCAACGGTAGCGATTCCATCTCTCAAGCCTATGGTGGTTCATCGGGGAATGGAAATATTGGTGGTCAACCACTTCAAATCATGGGTGGTTTTTTTGCTGGTGGTGGCGGCGGTGGAACTAACGGTGTTGGTGGAAATGGTTACGACTCTGGAGGTAATTACATTGGTGGTGCTGGTGGTGCTGGATGGGCTTCTGGATATGGAGAAGGTGGTCAAGGCTGGGATGACTTCCACCCTGCTGCCGATGGTGGCGCACAAACAGGAAACGGGGCCACGGAAAGTGGTGCTGGTGGTTCGGGATATGCTTACTTTGAATACTGGGGTCCATAATGGCACACTTTGCAGAACTAGACAACAACAACATCGTCACACGAGTAATCGTTGTAGATAATAAAGACATTCTTGATGGGGATGGCAACGAATCAGAGGCTATCGGCAAAGAATTTTGTCTTCAGTTCGGTCCTGGACCGTGGGTTCAAACTTCCTACAATGACAACTTCCGTAAAAACTATGCAGGTTCTGGGTATACCTACGACCCACAACGGGATGCCTTCATAGCCCCCCGACCAGCAGATGATGTAGACTTTGACGAACAAACCTGTAGATGGATACCAAAGGAAACCCCATGATAAAAATTCAAACCCTCATCGGAAGAATCATTGCAGTCTTCGGCTCATCAGCATTAGCAGCCGTAGCAGGTGGCGCAATCTTCGGCGTAGAACTCTGGAAATCAGCAGCCATCGCAGGCTTTATGGCAGCAGGAAAAGTAACCGAAGCGTTGCTTCGTGCCTGGTCAGAAGATGGAACTCTTACGAAAGAAGAAGTTGCAGCAGCCTTCGGTAAGAAGGGCTAGTAGATACGCCGTCATCACGGCGTTTATAACATTGTTTCTATGGTCAAGTTCTGTTCAAGCGCAGAACCCAATCATCACAGAACCAACAGACATTTGGTTTGAATACAACGAACCAACACAATTCGTAGCGCAAACCTATATGGTTGAAGGCTATCCATCCGACCCGATGCTGTGGCTATACGACGAACAAGGCGTACAACTCGCAGCGAATGATGACTCGTATGGTTTACAGTCGTACATCTCTATAGCCGTACCTGCTGGTCGTTACAGGCTGAGGGCTGGTATTTGTTGTGGCGACCCTAACGCTTGGCGCACAAACGGAGGCTGGAACTTACAGTATGAACTGGGGTTCAACGGTGTTGGCTCTATGCAGACAACTACCACAGAAGAACAGACAACCACAACATCCACGTCAACAACGTCAACAACAACCACCACATCCACATCTACGACAACATCCACAACCACGACAACAACCACAACAACGATAGCCCCGACAACCACAAGCACAACTTCCACAACTGTTGAGCCGACCACCACGACTTCAACTGCCCCCACCACAACTGTCGTTCAACCCACCACGTCAACTTCAACTTCCACCACCACATCATCTACCTCTACCACGGTTCCTGTTACTACAACAACAGAAAACCCTACAACAACTACAACTATTGCTGTAGTAATACCACCTGCTATCAGTGAGGAGCAGGCTGTTGAGTTGGCTACCAGCCCTGAAGTGTTGGCTACTATCACAGCAGAAGAAGCCACCCAAGTGTTTGAGGCGTTGAATGTAGATGACTTATCTGATGCCCAGATTGAACAACTTGTGGCAGCAGTACAGGATGCACCCCAAGAAGTTAGAGAAGCCTTTGAGGAATCAGTGGACATTTTTGGTGGGGCTGTAGATACCTATGTGCCTGTCGGGTCCAATATTCCTGTGTCTCAGAGGCGAGCCTTGATTGCTATAGCAGGTGTGGCAGCAGCAGCAGCCGTGGCGACCAGACGGAAATGATAAAGTATTCCCTATGAGTAAATATTTTGGTGCTATTACTTCACTGTTGTTATGGGCTGCTGGTACAGGTCTTGTACTTGTTACCCTATCTGGCGATACATTGAGCAAGGCTATGTATATCAGCGTTGCTGCTTTGATTGTCAATGTTATTGCTATTGCCCTGGGTGTGGGAATAGACGAGTAGATACGACAGTGCCCCCAGCAAGGGAGAAAGGGGGAAACGACCTTGCTAGGGGCAATAGAAACTGTATCACTGCTATATTTGTAAATGCAACCTGAGCAGGAAGATTTTTATGCCAAGAAAATATAGTTACTACCCAAGTTTTGATGGCAAGAAGGCACAGCCTGGTACTGAGAAGTTGGCTGATTTGTGTAAGCGTAGATGGAAGACGCAGAACTTGGGGATTTATTCCCCTCGGTTGATGCGTAACTCTCATACTGAGGGTAAGAAGATTGGCGACCCTGGTATGGAAAAGTGGATGTCTGTTCACGCTACTGGTGCTGCCGTGGACATTGGCTATACGGACCGTAAGGTTGGCGTGGCTATGTGGGATTGGTTTATCAAATACACCAAAGAACTAGGCATTGAGGAGATTCACGACTACGCCTTTGATAAGGATGTCAAGGATGGCAAGCCTGGCTATGGAAGAGGCTTCAGGTGCAGTCGTGGTGAGAACGAGGCAGGGGTAAAATTGTTTAGCAAGGATGATAATGCTGGTTCATTCGGAGGGAAATGGTTGCACCTTGAACTTTCTCCTGAGATGGCTAAAGATGCTGCCAAATTTGAGGCTGCCTGGCGAGCCTTGCCTAAGCCTGAATGAAACGTGCAGTGATGTTTGCCCTTATCTTGTTCGGCTGTATTGGTGCCAGTTGTATAGCAATTTTGTTGTCTATGTGGATTGAAGCCGTGAAGATTAGTAACGGGAAAAGACGATGACTGTTGCACAGTGGATTATTACGGCTGGTGCTGTGGTGGGTGCGCTCGGTATTATTTTCCATACTGTTATCAAGCCTGTCATTAAGTGGGGAACGAGGATTGAGCAGGCTGTGAGTTTGGTTGAGGCAAATATGTTCAAGAATGGTGGGTCGTCTATGCGTGATGCCATCAACAGAATTGAAGAACGTATTACATTTGTGGAAGCGTATATCACTAAGCCTGACTGATAATGTCGTGAGTCCTATGACGTTGACTCAGTTGTTTTTAATCAGGAAATTTTTGGTAAGGGTAGTGGCTAGGGGGGTGGAGGAAGATGAACTTATCCAAGTGATAAACGCTTTGGATAGTTTGATACACCACCACCAAGCAGCATAGTAAGATAAACCTGTGACCCCACTATCACAGTTCTACATCTGCCCCATCTGTGGTGAAGGCTGGCACAAGTCCGAAGGAAGATACTGCCCTGAGTGCAGAGCAGAAGGTCAGCGAGCAGATGATGAAGACTGAATACCCAATCGTTCTAATTGAATGGGCAGACGCTTGTGGGGGCGACCCAGGCTGGCTCACGCTAGAAGAAATAGAAGATGACGGCGAAACACTGGTCCAATCAGTAGGTTTCCTAGTGCCACCAGACGAACCAGGTGGAAAGAAAGACCACATCACACTGCTTCAAACCTTCCACGAGGGTGACGGAATCAACCTGTTCCATATACCAGCAGGAATGGTTCGGAAAACAATTTTACTTTCTACTTGCATTTGACACACCTCTACTGTATGGTGTTTTATACATAGCACATATGTACAACACAGAAGGAGGGGGAAACCCAATGACTTACGACAGGTATCGCATACCCAAAGAACCACACGGTTCACAAGCCTGGCTCAACCAAAGATACAAAGACAAAGAAGGGTTCCGACAAATCTCTGCCTCAGCAGCAGCAGCCATCTACGGACTACACCCATTTGTCAAGCAAGACCAATACGCAGCCGAACTGCTATCAGGCGTAGCACCTACACCCATCACACCGAACGCTGCAATGGAAACAGGCAACCGTCTTGAAGACACCATCATCCATTGGGCAGGCGACAGGCTAGGCGTGGACTTCTCCACACCAGACGAACTGTTCTGCTTCGCACACGACAATGGCGCACGACTCATCTCAACACTTGACGGATGGAACGAAGAAACCAAACACATCCTTGAAGTAAAAACGACAAGCCGTGAATACTCTGGAATGTTGCCTGACTATTGGCGTATTCAAGGAATCCAACAAGCCATCTGTTCAGATGCTAAACGAGTGACGTGGGCAATCTTTGACAACACCCTGCGCCTCACCATCGTGGAACAAAACATCACACAAGAAGAAATAGACGACCACATAGAAGCATCAGCAATGTGGCTCAACGCTATTGAACTAGGTATGACCCCACCAGGGATTACATACACCTACGAAACTATTAGCACTCGTTACCAACAAACAACTGCCGACCCTATTGAGTTAGACCCGTCAGTTACCGACCTAATCGCCCAACTCAAACACGTCAAATCTGAATTGGCTTCCTACAAAGATATGGAAGACAGACTGAAAGCAGAACTGTGTGACTTGATTGGACCGAATGAATCTGCCACTATCAATGGGGCAGTGGTTGCTACTTGGAAGGGATACAAGCGTGACTGGTTTGATTCCAAACGGTTCCAAGCAGAAAACCCTGACACATACGCACAGTATGTTAAGTCATCACTAAGCAGAACATTGCGTCTAAAGGGAGAATGACAATGGAATACATAACAGACATCAACAAAGTATTGAATGTTTACAACACACCAAGAAAGGTAATACCAGTGGAAACACAAAACAAAGAAAAAGAACTACGCAAAGTAATGACAGACTTTGCTGTGCCAGACCCAAAGATTGTTGGCAAACTACCCAAAGGTGGAATCCAACTTGACTTCGTAGGACACGCAGACATCACTCGCATCCTCATTGAAGTGGACCCGTACTGGTCTTGGGAACCTTGTGGCTGGAACAATGGTCGCCCTGCTATCCACGTTGAGAACGGCATCGCAACAATGTGGGGATGGCTCACCATTCACGGCAAAGAACTACTTGGTGTTGGTTCAGTCAAAGCAGACAAGATGGAACTAGACAAAGAACTTGTTGGTGACTTCCTTCGTAACGCCTCTATGCGTTTCGGTATTGCCTTGTCCTTGTGGACTAAGCAAGAGTGGGAAGACCTGGGTGGCAAACCGACACCACAGAAACAAACAGGTCAGATGTCAAAGCCAGCACCAAAGGATGACGCCCCAACAGAAGATACTCTTTTGACACCCCAACAGATTGACGGGTTCACTAAGGCTTGCACCAAAGAAGACTTGAACCCTATGACTATCTACAAAGCAGCAAATGTACGGTTTGGTTTCGCTAAACAGTCAGACCTTGCAGCGTTACGCAAAGCATTTAGCGAAGCAAAGAAGGCGAAGGAAGCAGAATGAGTGCGAAAAGAACTGTGGACCCAGAAGGCAAGTTGGCATCAACTCGTTTCTTAGGGTTGCGTGTAACAGTGGAACAGTGGGCAACCATTGAGTTGTTGTGTTCAATGAGGCGAGTATCTAAATCTGCTTTGTTGCGTCAGTTAGTTCAGGAGGCTTACGAAAATGTCCCCGAACCGTTCTAAAGGAACATCATTTGAAACTTTGATTGTTCGTTCTTTACGCAATCTTGGTTTCCCATATGCTGAGAGGCGAGCATTACACGGTCATCTTGACAAGGGTGATGTTACTGGTTGTGGTCCGTTGGTGTTTGAATGTAAAGCAGCCAAGAGGCACGAGTTGTCTGCTTGGTTGAAAGAAACAGAAACGGAACGCTTCAACGCTAATGCTGATTATGGTGTGCTTGTTGTGAAACGTCAGGGTCACGGCACTGGTGAGGAACAGTACGCCATTATGAGGTTTGAAGATATGGCGAAACTGTTGAAGCAGGCAGGTTACTGATGGCTTCTCACATTCAATTGGAAACGATAAGTAGAGAATTGTTTGAGTGTCTGATGAATCGTGTTTATAACGCATCAGATTTTGAACGGTTACAGGCACCGTCTGACCGTGAAAGAAAAATCATTGACCAGTATTTAGAAATGAAAGAGGAAACAAATGGATAAGGACAGAAGAAAGAAAGACAGTGCTGCTTGGTTCAAGCGATACTTGGATTTGTTGGATGAACGGGACAGGTGGAAAGAGATGGCTCAGGAGTTGTCTGTTCACGCTCAGAAGCACGACCACGATTATTTCAGAACGTGTGATGTGTGCCGTTGTTTGACTAAGTTTGTGGGGATGCAACGCCGTGGGTGATTTCATTGTTCAAATTATTATGTTGAGTGCCGTATTTTTATGTGGCGTTTTGATAGGAGAAAAAATCAAATGACTAATGCAGAATTTTCTGGTCACGGCCGCTGTATATGTGGCTACCAAAATAAAATCAATAGGCTTATTTCGGATTTGGAGATAGCAGAACGTCGATTGATGGAGCTTGGCAACAATCTTCAACACGCTATTACCCAGAACTACGAGTTGCGAAACAAGTTGGGCAGACCTAGTGGCGAT